GAGGGGTAATGCCATGAAGTTTTTCATAGATGTGCATAGTCATAACAGGACGGTCAGTTTCGGGGATAACATCGGGCATGTTCTTGAAGTGAGCGATATTCCATTTAGGAGTATAGGCGAGAGGGCCTTGATACGAGGAGTAACGTTGGCGAACTTGTTCGAATGTTGGGAACGGGGGGAGAGTTTCGGCATTAAAGTGGTCCAGTGGGACTTCTAGATCGGAGAGTGTGGATCGAAGGAAATCGAGGTTGGAACGAATGTCGGGTTTGAAGAATACAGAAAACATAGTATAAACGTCTTTGCAGAAGTTGTGGAACTTGATGTCTTGGGCGGCAGCAGCGTAGGCGATTCCGATAGCACGGGAAGACATAGTGTGATACTTTATCTTGTGTTCGGGATAGCAGAGTTGAGCTACTAGCTTATCGAGGGAGCGTTTTGGTTTGCCAAAGTTGCATTGGTAACCGAGCGTTTCGATTTTTGATCGGAGAGTGGTAATGACAGATTTAGTTTTGGAGAGATGCATGTTGTAACGGGAAAGAGCGTAGGTTTCGAGAAATGAGATGAACGCTTTGAGGCGTACAATGTCAAACATGGTCATGCCAGTGTTGTCATCGCCAAGAACGAATAGAAGTACAGAGATGATTTCATCATCTGAGAAGCCAAATTCAATCATTCCATCAATGAGGACGAAAAGGTTGGAGAAGGAGTCAAGGTACTGGGTGTTGTATAGGCCAGAGGGTACGCCGGCGGAGGTGCGTCGGAAGGCGAAGCCATCAACAGAAAGGAAAGTCATGTTGTTGTACCATAAGTGAAGAAAGTGGAGAAGATTGTCCATTCTTTTATACAGTGTGTGTTCGTTGAGATCGGGGTATTCGGGGTATTCATACGTGGGTTGGTAGCCATGGGAGATAACAATTAGGCGTCGGAGAAACTTGGTATAGTAGATGTCGGTGATGACGCGGGGAAGGCGTTGGTCAAAACCAGACCAGTCTATGGTAAAGTAAGTTTCGTATGAGCGAGCCAGTCGGTCGAGCAGGTGGTTTGCTCCACGGATTGTTTCTAGGCCATACATAATGCAGCAGGAAGGTTTGCGTGCTTGAACGAGAAGGGGAAAGGTGAGCATAAGTTCGATTATGATGAAAAGGTCATCGACTGCGTAAACAGGGCGGACTTTAAGAGTCTTGTCTCGGTCAGAGATGTGGTTGCGTGTGAAAAGGAGTGTCGGGTAATCGTTGAAGAAGTCGTTGTGTTGGTCAATGTATTCTTGGACTTGAGAGTCGGAGAGGTCATTGTCTTCAGGTGCGAAGTGCAGGTTGAAGGGGACTCCAGATTCCTTTATCTTGTGAATGATAGTGCGAGCGTTCTCATAGGTTGCATTGTAAAAGAAGCCTTTTGATGTGGATCGTTGGGCATATTCTTGTGGGTGAGAGTACTTTGCATGAGCGCGTTGCTTGTAGGAAAAGCGATTGTGGTATCCAGTGCCAGTAACGAGAGGGGTTTTCGCGTATTGGGTATCTACGAAGTGAATCGGTAGGTAAGGGGTGGCGTCGAGGAGGCGAAATACGTGCTTGAGGACATGTTCTTGTCGGTCGTCGGGAATGGGAGCAGAAGGTTTCTGTTCTTTGTTGAAGTCACGGAAAGTGGCGTCGGTGGTTCCAGCGGGGCGGCAGTACTTATTAATGTACGGAAGGTAGGTGGGATATTTCTGAGTAATGAGTTGGTAGAGAATCGGATCGATTTCGGGGCCATAGTCAATATCTCCTGGGATGTAGGATTCATAGTTGTCAGCGTCGTTGTCGGGGTCTAGAGGTCGAGAAGTGAGAGGATCAGCATGGGTAATGTGTCCGGAGTGGTAGAATAGTGGAACTTTGATAATTCCTGGGGCAGGTTCACGTGATTCGGGGTACGGCCAATCTGGTTTGATCGGTTGATGTAGTTCGAAAGGTTGGTGACGAGATTCATTGTCGAGGCGTAGTGCTTCAGTGAGAGTTGAGAACTCTTGGTTGAGCATTTGGTGTTTTGCTTCGTTGGATGGATCAGATGAAATTCGGGCATAGTAGCGGCGGAGATCAGAGTCGATGTGAGCTTGTTGGGTCTGTTCTGGTTCGGATTCATGAGATTGGAAAAGTTTCCATTCTTCTTTGACACGAGCGAGACGTTCGGCAAGGTAATTGCGGACGGAGTTGAAAGCCATTGTGACACGGTGAGTGTGAAGGGTAGTTGAATGTGAATTCTTAGTTTCGAGGGCGTGCAGGGGCAGGGGCGGT